ATCTCATTCTTAGCATTATCTACTCCGTCAAATAGATATTCAAAGTTGCCATTAGCTCCCATTAAATTATTTCTATTCCAAAGGCTATCCAAAATGTGTCTTTTCCCCATAGTCTCACTCCTTTATTTAAAATAAAATGGGAAGTCGAATTGTATATCGTCCATTGTTCCGCCACTATACTCAATCTCATTAACACCGGGAACGATACTGATATATTTTCTGTTTGTTTGTCTTAACCTATTCGCTTGATATCCTACAAACGCTTGTACGCCGTCTAAATCAACGGTATTACCTGTTCTAGGTGCATAATATTCAAACGTTTCTCCAGTTGTTTTGTTTGTTAGTTTAAATGTTCCGTCTGTAACTAAGTGTTTCAATTTAATTTTTAAAGGCATATTACGTGGATCTAATGTGACGTTTCCACCATTCCACACGGTGAATTTGTTCTCTGTGAATGTGTATTTTGGATAATCAATATTTAATCCATCAGCTAAGCCAAACTGTTCAGCAATTGCTTCAAACCCTTTTGTTTCTATATCTTGCGTTGTGTATTTTGTACGCCAAAATGGTAGGCCTATAATCTGACATTTAAATTCTAAAGTAGAAATATTAGAGCCATTTATTCTATCTGGTAAGTATGGCTCATCTACAGCTAATTTAAGTACTCGAGTTGGTAATCTGTCATCACTCACATAAAAGTAAGGTTGACTATCCAACATTGCATACAATTCACTTTTTAATAATTTTTGATCGTGTTCACCATGATAATGTCTAAGCCAAAAATTTAAAGTTACTTCTCTATCTTTATAATCAAATCCATAATCTATCGGACCCGGAATACCTTTAATATTTTCTACGTATCTTTCTTTTTCAATTGCAGATACTAAAAAATCCAGTGGCAAAACGCCAACTGGATAATTAATTTTATTCATATTAGGGTCGAAAATTGTAAATGGCAATCTTAACGACCTCCCATTAATCTAGTTTTCATATTTAATGCTTCTTGCTCATTATTTCTTTTATTTATCTCTCTAGGGTCTAAATAAACATTTGTATCTTTATTCTCGATACCTCTATTACTTCTGGCAATTTCCATTAATAAATTAATTTGTTGTTGCTGTTGTTCAACCATTTGTAATAATAACTCCTCATTATTATTTGAATAAAGGTTATTTGGTGCTTTTAAGTTATTAGGTCGTTTATTTCCTCTAGTACTACTTTTCTTATCTATATCTTGTGCTGCAAGTGCTAGCATTTTCATAGCATCACTACGTCTAGTTGGATCAGTCGGAATTATCCACTCAGGATAACCACCTTCTGCAATGTTGTACCAACCTGCATTTTTGATTAAGCCACCTGTGGCGTAACCATGTCCATGTCCGATAACACTTAACATATTTTTACCGTATTTGTATTTAGCCCAATGAATACCAGCTAATAAGTTATCTAACGGATTAAATACGTTTCCGTGACCTGGGAACTTCATAGAATTAAATGTTTTTCTTGCAACTTGAACTAAACCTTTAGCTTCGTTACCGCCAGTGTTTGCGTCAACATATCCGCCTTGTACAGCTCTAGGGTTACCAGAACTTTCACTGTCAATTTGTCTAGCCCATGCATTTACATATGCAGGCGTTGTTGGTAAACCATTCATGCGTAATGCTTTTTTTATTTGTGGCGCCCACTTAATACCAGCTTTAGGTGCGCCACCAGATTTACCACCACCGTTATGTGTTTTTAGCCATTTAGTAGGGTCAAACGCGCGTCCATTACGTTGCATTTCATAATGTAAATGAAGCCCTGTTGAACTACCAGCATTTTGTCCGTCCTCTCTAGGATCGCCACCGGATACGCCTAAAAGTGTACCCGGTCTTACTTTTTTAGTACCATTGAACGCTAATTTGTGTAAATGGCCGTAAATTGATTTCAAATTACCGTTAGTGATTTCGACGTGTCTACCAAAACCACCACTCCAACCGTTAAATGTTCTAGCTGTACCTGACATAGTAGAATAAACTTTATCATGTTTGTAGTTGATATCTAATCCATAGTGAGGTCGTGCGAATGGATAACCAGCTGCTCTTGCTGCTGCCGCTGTTGGTGCAAATCCAAAGTTAATGCCTTTTGAAAGGTCGATATATCCACCGTCGCCACCGCCAGCTTCTTCAAACCATTCTTTAACTTTATTAACGGCTCCCTCTTTTAGTTTTTTAAACATACCTTTCATAAGGTTAAATGGTAATTCAGCGCTTTTAGGTATGCCAAATGAAGCCATGCTAATACCGAAACCTTCAAATACTTTTTCTAATAATTTTTTTGGCTTTTCTATCCAATCTAGTACATCGCCAATTTTATTAGATAGCCAATCTTTGCCTTTTTTAGCAGTGTTCAATGCGCTACCAACGACTGCTTTTCCACCTTCTACAACTTTACCAGTCATAGCTTTAACGCCGTCTTTAGTTTTTTGAGCTACGTCACCCACTAAATCGTCATCTTTTTTATGTTTTTTTGGTTTTTTACCGCCACCAAGTAATTTACTAGCAAAAGTACCTATACTAAATTTAGGTAACGTACCAGCGCTGAATGACGCTTGTGTTTGTGCGCCACTTTCAACTGTTGAGCCTTTAGGTAAATATGCTAGCGTGTCCGTTGCTGGTGTAATAACTGACTTACCATTAGGATAAGTGATTGTTTCGTGTCTAAAACCACCTGTACCGTTTCCGCGACCTTTATCGCCTACCACAGCCATTGTATCTTGATTAATTTTACCGTTTGAAACATAGCTGCTAGCTTTACCTGTACCCGTAGACAGCTTGATAGGTTTAACTATTTGTTTGCCCATACCAAGTTTGTCGCCTACCCAGTTCACGCCTTCGATAAGTTTATTCAATCCACTTTTTACAGCATTTACCATTCCAGTTATATGGCCTTTGATTTTTCCAATAATATTTTTAAGTCCACTATTCATATTATTGAATATTCTTCGAACACTATTCCATAAACCTTTAGCCATGTTAACTGTTGTATTCTTGATACTTCTCCAAGTGTTAGACATAAAACTTTTAACTTTGTTAAAAATATTACGCGTTCCATTTGATAAACTATTCCAAGTACTTTTAACGCCACTCCATAAAGATTTCGCTAATCGCACTGTTGTATTCTTGATGTTACGCCAAATATTACTCATAAAGTTTTTAAGTTTATTAAAAATTCTTTTAGTACCATTGTATAAACTATTAAACGTATTTTTAACGCCAGACCATAACGCCTTAGCTAATCTTACTGTTGTGTTTTTAATATTACGCCAAACACTACTCATAAAATTCTTGAGTTTATTGAATACGCTACGTGTAAATCGCGATAAGGCATTCCATATAGCTTTTACACCAGACCAAAGACTTTTAGCAAGTTTTACAGTAGTGTTCTTAATACTACGCCATACATTAGACATGAAGGCTTTTAACTTATTGAATATGCTACGTGTTACCGTAGATAAACTGTTAAATGCATTTTTAACTCCAGCACTTAAACCTTTAGCTAATTTTACTGTTGTATTTTTAATAGCAGTCCACGTTCTTGTAATAAATGCTTTTAAGTTAGCTAATATTTTTCGAACACCATTGTACATGCCTTTAATAGCGTTAATGACACCGTTTTTAATAGCAGTCCAAATTCTGATGGATATTGCTTTGATACTTTGCCATAGACGAGTGATGAAGTTTTTCAATGTGTTAAGGATATTTCTAGCTGTGCTGACCAACACTCGGATAATGGTTAGTACTCCAATTTTTAAGGCAGTCCATAATTTAATAGCAGTATTTTTAATGCTCGTCCACAATGCAGATAGGAAACCTTTTAGGACTGCAAAATTATGTTTAGATAATGTAACAAAATTTCTAATAATCGCAAGTACACCATTTTTAATAGCTAACCATGCTCTAATTGAATTATTTTTAATGAAGTTCCATAGCATAGTGAAAAATGCTTTCAACCCATTAAAACTATTTCTAATACTATTAACTAATACTTTAACAATTACAACGATACCGTTTTTTATCGCATTCCATGTGATTAGGCTCGAAGTTCTAATAGCAGTCCATATTGCAGTTAAAACCAATTTTAAAGATTGAATAGGGTGTAAAATAGCGAATTTAATTGCGTTCCATGTTATTTGTGCATTGTTCTTCATCATATTCCAAATTGCAATTGATGAATTTTTTATTCCATCCCAAATATTAACGATATATGGTTTGATAAAGCCGAATACAGCTATTGCACTATCCTTTATCGAATTCCAAGCATTTATAACAAAATTACGGAACGTATCATTTGTTTTCCACAAATAAACGATTCCTGCAGTTAAAGCAGCAATCACTCCTATGACTATTCCTACTGGACCTGTTAATAAAGTAAATGCACTTCCAAGTAGAGGTATCTTAGTCAATAACTGTCCTATTTTAGGTAAAACACTTTTAATTCCACCATTAAATAGACTAAAGAATTTAGCGCCACCTTTAGTAGCATTTAACAATGTCATAGCTTCTGATATACCTACAATACTATGTGCTAATACACCAGTTGCAACAATAAGTGGAGGTATAGCAACGCCTAATAACGTAAATGCTGCGATTGCTATCTTAGTAGCATTACTTGTCCCTTGTAAGTGTTCGAATAGTCCAGTCAACTTATCTGCTAAGAATGAAACGATAGGTGCAACTGCATCTCCAATTGTTCTAGCAAAGTTGATGAAAGTGTTTTTTAACATTTTCAACTTACTACCCATTGTTTCATAACGGATGTTAGCTTCATTAGTTAAAGCACTATTTTCTTTCCAACCTTCTGAGCCTGTTTTAAGTGCTTTATCTAGAACTTGATGATTGTTAGCCATACGTCTAATAGTATCGGCTTCTCTTATTCCTTTGATACCTACATCATCTAAGGCTTTTAATACACCTTTTGCTCCACCTTCAGTTTCTCCTAAACCTTTAACGAACATTGATAATGCTTTACTTGGATTGTTCTCCCAAATTTGTGCAAATTCTTTACCACTAACGCCTGCAGTTTTAGCAAAGCTATCTAAAGTGTCGCCACCTTCAGCAACAGCTTTTGTCATCTTATTCCAAATCTGTGTCATGGCAGTACCGCCGGCTTCCGCCTCGATTCCTACTGATGACATTGCTGCACTGACTGACATAATTTCATCAGAACTAAAACCTGCTTGTGCGCCTGCACCAGCTAAACGTTGTGCCATTTCAACAATTTCTTTTTCGGTTGTGGCTGTACTATTACCTAAAGCAACAACGGTTGAACCTAATCTATCTACATCTTTGATTGGCATATTTGCAGCATTAGCAAATCTTGCAAACTCTGTTGCTGCTTCGTCTGCAGTAAGGTTAGTAGCTACACCTAAGTTCATCATTGTTCTAGTGAATGAAGTAATATCTTGTTTCTTGATACCTAGTTGTCCTGCAGCTTCTGCTACACCTGCTATTTCTGTTGCAGCGAATGGCATTGTATTACTCATTTTAGTAATTTCATTGCCCATTTTATTTAATTCGCTACCACTCATATTTGTTGTTTTGGCCACGCCTGCTAAAGCTTGTTCCCAATCAATAGAAGATTTAATAGCTGTTCCCATACCCGCAACTGCTGGCATAGTCATATAAAGCATTGAAGTAGATCCTACACTTCTCATAGTAGAGCCTACATTTCTAATTGAATCTTTATATTTATTAACACTTTGAATACTTCTGCCAAAGCCACTTGAAGATAATCGTTCTGCATTGCGTTGTTCTGTTTCTAATCGTTTATAGCTTTGTGTTGTTTGATCTAGTTCACTCTCAAGTTCATTCATCTTAATTTTTTGTTGAGTGATCGCACTAGATAATTCTCTAGCTTCTTGACTGTCACGTCCTTGTGCAGTGGCCACATGATTGTATTGTGCGATTAATTCTCTTAATACTACACGTTGCTCTGACATGTTAGTTTTAAGTGTGTTCAAATGATTGCCATAGGCTTTTACACTTTCTCCTGCATGAGCAAGATTGCTTCTTGATAGAGATAACGTATCGTTAAATTGCGACATCTTCGCTCTAATTTGAGCCATAGAAGAAATGCCTTGTTTTTGTTCCATCTCTAAACGATTATGTGCTTGTGTTGTTTGATTTAATTGAGTATTTAACTCTTTTAATTTCAAACGTTCTTCAGACAATTTTAAATTAAGTTGTTGTGCTTCATTACTTGTAGCGCCGTATTGCTTTTTAGCAAAGTCATACTGTCTAGATAAATTTTGAACAATAAGTTGCTGTTGTTTCATTCCGTTGTTTAATTCAGAAATGCGTGCTTTATACGCTTGAGCAGTTTGCCCACTCATTTTGAATTTATTAGCACTAATTGTTAAAGATTGTGCTACCTGCGACATTTTTTGTCGAATTTCAGACATTGAAGCAGTTAATGTTTTTTGTTCAAAAGCAAATCGTTTCGCTTCTATAGTTGTTTTCTTATATTGATTGTCTAGTTGTCCTAAAGTTGCTTTTTCTTGTAAGATTTTCTCTTTTAACTCTAACGCTTCTTTACTCATAACACCTTGTTCTCTAGCAACCTTTTGATAACGACCTTCTAATACTCTAATTGTATTTTGATGTTTTTGAATAACTGTGTTGAGTTGATTTAAATATTTCTTATAACTGCTTGTAGATTTTTCTGTACTTTGAAATGCCATGTTTGCAATATTAAGTTGACGTTTCATCGTACCTAGTACATCATTAATCTTTTTCATAGAGAAAATTGCTTGTTTTGTCGTTGTACCGAATTGTTTCATTTCTTGTTCAGTTGAATTCAATTGTCGTTGATACATTTGTAATGCTCTGTGTTGCTTACTGTATTCTTGACGTAACTTTTCGGCTTCAACACTAGAACGTTGTTCTTCTAAAGTCATTTTCTTTAACTGATTAGAAATATCTTTCATAGAATTTTCAGTTACATCAATGGCTTTAGTTAATTCTTTCGTTCTTGTTGCATAAGACTGCATGTTTTTCTCTGAGTGCTTAAAATTAGCATTAGATCTACGCATTTCTGAATCTAATGTTTTGAATTGCGCTCGTATTTGTTTCATTGTACGTTCAATACCAACGTCACGCATATTCATTAAAATTGATAAACCTTTAAATCTTGATTCAGCCACTTACTGTCCCTCCTTCCTTATTTAGGTATAAAAAAATAGCCTTAGTACCAATGACTAAGGCTACAATGCAGAGAATAGCGCATCGGCTTTTTCATCAGTATCAACAGTATTTAGATGACGTTCATCTAAAATTTGAAGTATATAATAAAATGGCATTTCAAGAACTTGGTTTGCAGGTGTACCGTTTTCCACCATATCTTTTACGACTTTATCCAAATTCTTCAACATGCCATTGTAAGTTAAATCTTCTTTTTTTAATTTGTTTAGCTGATGCTCTGAATAAACTTTTTTGTTTCCTCGTCTTGTTGGCCATTAGCAATGAATTGTACTTGTTTTTGTAATGTTTCAAGTGCATCAGGCGCATGTAGACGGTTTCTAATATCTTTTGCAGTGAATTGTTTACCATAAATTTTAACTACTACATCAATTAATTTATCTAATTGTTCTTTGAATGATAATTCAACCTCTCCATTTTCTGCTTTCTCTAATTCAGCCATAATATCCACTGATTCATATAAAACATCTAATGGAATAAAATGTGGTGTTAAGTATGTTTCTAATTTAATTTCTTCTGCTTCTGGGTTTTCTACTAAACGAATGTAGTTACGTTTTAATTTGTTTGACATGTCTAAAAAACTCCTTTTTATTTCGAAATAAAAGGACTGCATTTAGCAGTCCTAAAGATTAATTTATTTATCTTCAACACGTTCGAAGAATGGTAACTCATAACCTTTTTTCTTCAAACGTTTTTCAAAGTCGTCGACTACTTTTACTTTTTCTTCCACAACCTCATCTTTACGGTATTCCTTACCAGTTTTAAGGTCGTTAGCATCTTTCAAAACTTTATATTGAACCATGAATTAACACTCCTTATGCAGAAGCAGTCTCTACTTCTGTTTTACTGTCATAAGCACCATTTAATAATTCCCCGAAGAATGAATCGACATTTGCACCTTCTCGAGAACTATCGAATAAGATTTTACGTTTACCGTCAGCTACACGGTGCATTGCAGTACCTTCTGATTCTTCTGAACTGAATTCCCAATCTTCTTCGGCAGTTTTACCTTCTAAGTTTGGATCAGCAAACATAACTTTAGTTAAACCGACTTGTTGATAAGAACCATCTTTACGTTCACGTTTAAACCAAACTGCTACATAATTATTTTGCTTACCGCGTTTTTCTGCATACACACCATTTTCGTCATAAATTTCATTGAAAATTAATTCACGAATTTCTTGAGGGAAAGCATGCATTGTCATAGAAATTTTACCTTCACCGTCTGTATTACCTGATTCAATAATTGAACCGTCAGCGTAAGCATTAACAATTTCTCCACCAGTTTCTACTGAAATTTCTTGTAAACCACGAGTTTGTGTTACATTTGAATATTTGATAGTACCGTCTAATTCATCTGTTTCTAATAAAGCGAAACCTAAATCTTTAATGTTGATAAATGATTTTGGCGTTTTAGCATATTTAACCATTTAATTTTCCTCCTCATAAAAAATTGCTTCATATCGTCTTGTTGAGCGATACAAAGCAAATTCTTTGTTATATTCATTTCCTAAGTTACTTACTTGCCCTGCTTTCAATTTTTTCCAGAGCAAATCACTAATACGTTGTGATATTTCGTTTCTTCTTAATCGTGCATTGTAATCTGCATTAGCTTTCACAAATACATCTATTTGAACAATATAACTATACGCTGCACGTTCTCCGTCATAATGTACTTCGGGAATAGGATCATCGAAATCATCTAATACGACATAAGGCTTTGTGATGTCTTTAACGTCAGGATAGTCATTGAATTTTACATTCTTGATATCTAGTATTTTCATTAGTTTTTCGTCATCTTTTAGGACGCTGTATATTTTATTTAATATATCAATCATAGTAGTTTCTCCACTTCTTCCTGTACCGTTTTATAAAATTCTTTCTCAGCTGTACGCAATGCTTTATCTATCGCCCCAAAACCTTTAGGACGAATAAACTTACCATTTCTAGCGTGAAAGCCTTTCTCGTTTAAATGAACAATAGAATATCTGTGATGTGGTCCTTCCCAATATACTCGAACAGAACGAACGCCTTTATCCCAATAAGGCGCTGATAGCTTAGCCTCTTCATACTCTGCGCCAGTATCTCTAAAGTAACGAATATTACTTTTGATAGCGTCTAAAACAATATTTCCTGCCTTAATCAACGCCTTATCTATGATTTTGTTCATTCTTTGTCGACTGAATCTCTTTTCCAAATCTTTTTGTAATTGATTTAATCCTTCTGCACGAATACCACTAAAATTATTGCTCGCCATTAGATATCACCCCTGCAGTTAACATTAAAAATTGTTCGTTCTCTACATCGGGTTGTACTAATTTAATATTCAAATCTTGATGAATATATGGCGAATCTATTGCAACGTAATGTTTTTCATTTGGTATATATTGTCCGTGAGTTTCACGTATAAATATCTTTACATCATGTTCTGTACCATTTGCGATTGCTTGTTGTAATTCAATCATTTTCCATTGTGGAACATATGCCCAACAATGATATAAAACTCTTTTACGTTTTACGCCTGCTTCTGGTCCTTCATTCTCTTGATACTCATAAAAATGAACACGCGTATTTAACTTTTTAGTTGTGATAAACGGTTTTTTAAATTTACTTTTCATTTACATCACGCTCTCTTAATGTCAAAAAGCCAAAGTGTAACAAATCATCTTGATAATTATCGTTAAAGAACTCCAATAAATCTTCATAATCATATCGAGCGCGTGCAAAAACTAAGTTTTTACCGTTTAAATTACTATTAATATCAAATACGCCAAAACGTGTTTCTAAGTTCTCGTAAGACATATTTAAAACACGTAATAAGTGTTCATCTTCTGTATCATGAGAAATCTTAGTGTATTCTTTAAATTCATCTAAAATTTCATCTGATATCTTAACGCTTGGCATTAGTATCAACTACTTTCTTAGGCTTGTGCAGTACTATCTGTCGTTCCACCTGCAGGAGTTGAAGTACGAACTGCAGTAGATAATTCTAAGTCATACACGCGTGATGCATTATTGTCAGCTGGTTGACCATAAGCAAACGTTTTAGCAGTGTATAAGATACAATCTTCTAAAGCTAACGTTTCGTTAAATTTCTTAACTGTTAAACCACCACCACGTACTGCATCATAACGATCAGTTACAAAAGCAACTAATTTATTCGTTGGAACAAATTCAGAAGATACGATTTGTACGTTATAAGGTAATACTGTTACAAAACCACCATTAGCAGTTAAGTAAGTGTAACGCGCTTGTACATCCCATGAATCTTGTGGATTAACTACTAATACAACTTTACCGTCAATGTTTACCTCTTTACCGTTTTCTTTAACAGATAAGCCTTTTAATACATCTTTTAATTCATTCACAGTTGTATCTGCATCAGCAAAAGTTAAAGTACCAGAAGAAGTTTTATCAACGACACCGCCGTTTTCTTGAATATCTTTCATTAAACCTACTGGTTGGTCTTTAGATGCACCTTCACCAGTTAAGAAAGCAGCTTCTAAAGCAACTGAAATAGCTTCTTCAATTTGAGTACGAACAAAACGTTCTACCCAGTTAGGCCCAAACATTTTTAAATCATCAGGGATAACTACGAAACAAGTTAATTTAGATTGTTTGAATTCTTCTTCATCAAATGCTGCATCTAATTGACCTTTAATTTCACCGAAGACTTTACCCCAAACTGCTTGACCAGTTGGTTCTGCTTTAATAACACGAGTAACTAAACCTGCATTTTGAATATTGATTTTTGAAAGTAATGGATGTTCTGATTGCAAATCATCAAACACACGTTCAATGACTGTTTCAGGTAATAATTTTTCTTCTTTATATCCTACTTCTGTATTGATTTCATTAAAGAATTTACGTTCTTCTGAAGTTAATGGATCTTGTGAGCGTTTTGCTAAGATACCGTTATCTACTACACGATTATTCACTTCTGCTGAAATTTCTTCTTGTAAATCATTTGATAATGCATCAAACATTTCTCCAAATGCTTTTGATTGTTCTTCATCACTTGCACCATTGCGAACTAATTCAGCAAAATGCGCTTTATGGTCTTGATAGTTCTTTAATTTTTCTCCGACTTTAATAGCCATAATATTCCTCCTTAAATTTATGCATAAAAAATAGCCATTAACATTAATTGTTAATAGC